CTAGCTTCGGGCGAGGCGCCTTGCTGTTTGGACCAGAAGCCGGCGGTCCTCGGTCGAGCAGGCGCGGTAGAGCCGGACCAGCGCCAGCTCGTCACCCTGCAGTGAGCCGGTTTCGCCGGACACGAGATAGCCCAGCGACGTGTTCAGGACCTTGGCGATCCTCTCCATATTATCCCGGATCTGACCGGCGCGATCGGTTTCCCATTGGGCGATTGCCGAACGTGAGACGTTTAATTTGGCGGCAAATTCGTCCTGGGTGAGGTTTGCGGCCAATCTGAGTGCCCGGATACGAGCGCCGACGGATTCTGGGGGAACAGGCTTTTTTGACATTGTCGCTTCTACCATGGGTCTTTGTGTGACGCCATGTTAGTATTTCTTGACAATAGATGTTATTAAATCTAACATTAAAAATGTCAGTGAAAGGAGAAAAACATGCCCTGCGCGAGGATATGGACCGAAGAGGCCGATCAAACGATCAAGGACATGCGTGCTGCCGGAGCGACATGGTCGGCCATTGGGGCGCGGTTGGGGTTATCGCGGAATACGGTCATCGAACGCGGGCGCCGGCTTTGCGCGCTGGCACCCGTGCGCATCCCGGTTTCAGTGATGTCAAGGCACAGCTTTGATGATCCGAATCGAGATGCGTTGCCGCCGGGGCATCCGTTGACCTGGGGATTACTGAGTGATGAAGAATTTCCCGACCCGCAATCGCCTCGGAACGAGCGTCATCTCGATCGCACGCCAAGCAGGCCGAAGGCGGCCTAGCACAACCTTAGTTGCCATAAAATGCGTTGGTGGATGTTAAGGTTGTATCGGCGGCGATATGACCAAATCTACGATGTTAGTGAAATCCGATAAAATTCTTTGAGGAAAGGATGTTTATGATGCTCTGTCTTACCGATCCGTTCGAACAATTCACGCGCACCAAGCCTATTCATGTCGATGATAAAACGGTTGATACGGCAGTGGTGCTTTCGCGTTTGGAGGAGGCGGGGGCCACTCTGCTGGCGATGCCGGATCGCGGCCCTTCGACCAGGCTGCGGCAGATGCGTTTTGATATCGTCCATACGGCTTTGGAAGCCTATGGCTGGGAGGCACCGCCGTTGCGGGCGCCGGCACCTGACTCGGCGGCGATTTCCGCGATGGATGAGGCTTTTGGCTGGTTGCGCCATATTCCGGACGGGAATTTTGTCATCCGCAGAATCGTCGGTGCGCGGGCTTTGGTGCATCCGCTGACTCGGCGGCATTTATTTACCTGGCGCCGGCTCGCGGCTGTTATCGGCGCTGATCATAAGTCAGTGCAGAGATGGCATGGTCAAGGCTTGCAAATGATTGTGAGCGCGTTGAACCGGAAGGGCTAAGGCGCCGTTTCGCTCGGTGGGTGGTTGATGATGGTGAGGGCGGCCAGTAAATCCTCCCGGGAAGATTGCAGTTTGCGAAAAGCGAGCCGGTGGCGGCCCGGCTGGGGATGGTCCGGCGTGGTTTCCAGGATCAGCGCGCTGTTCATCAGCCAGGCGCGTTTGATCATCGCGCGGGGAAAAAATTCCGGCGCGGCCGGTTGGGGCTGGCGGTAAAACGTAATGCCGGTGGCTTCAATGCTGGCGCGCAGCCTGATCGTGAGGTCCGCCCGGCGCCGGCGCTGCCCGTTGACCGCGCCGATGGCGGTTAAAATGCCGGCGGCGGCAAGGGCGAGGACGGCGATGGCGAACAGCGGATTGGGGGCCCCGGCCGCGCTGAACAGCATCGGGGCCGCGATGCTGACACAGATGATAAGTGCCGCTAACGGCAAAGGCGGATTGGCGGCCGGCGGACCGGCATGAAGGGCGGCGGAGATGGGCTCATCGGGCGGCATCGTGATGCCTCTATGCCACGTATATTTATTTAGATTCAATCGCCTGTGCGCCGCCGGCGAGCGGTTGGCGCAGCCAGATTGTGGATAAGTGTGGCCGATTTACAATTTCCTAAGCCAAATTGTTTCGTTAGATTATCGGCCTCGTTAACCATGTCAGGCCTTCACCGACTCGATCATGAATAGGAATTTCCGCCTTTATTTCGCAGTTTCTCTGGCTGCCGCCTTGTTGCCGGCGCCGTGCGCGCGGGCGGCTGAGCCGGCGATTCAGGCGGCAGATACGGCTGTCAGGCTTGGGATCGATGCGGGGTATGGCTCCTATGCGGAAAACGTGGCGCCGCAGGATACCGAGAGCGGGGCTCTGCTCGGCGTGTCGGCGGGGATCAGTGCCTTGACACCCGGCCCGCTGGTGCGTTTTGGCGTCCCGGACATCTATTCCGACATCCAATATGATTTCTCTGCCGGGTTTTTGAATTATGACGGCAATCTGAACAACCCGGCGAAAACGCCGTATAAAACCACTGATCATGCCTATTATAATAAGGTGGTGGTGCGGCTTGGCCTGGGCGTGCCGCTGATGGGGGCGATGGAGATCATTCCCTACATCGCCGGCGGGTATCAGAACTGGTACCGCAATATTGGCGGCGGCCATGGTTATGGCGAATATTATCAGACGGGCCTGGTGGGCGGCGGCTTGCGGCTTGACCTCGCCCAGGGGCACGCCTTCGTCGTCAGCGCCTCGGCGGAAGGGTTCGCGGTGATTGGCGGTTCGATCAACGTGCCGTCGCAGAACTTCAACGGGCAATTCGGCACCAGCGCGCAGGAACGCGTGTCCCTGGATGCCGATTATCGCTTGAACGGCGCCTGGCATGCCTTTGCCGGTCTTGGTTTGACGCATTATACCTATACGGGCTCAAAGCCCGGGACGGACGGGATTTATGAGCCGCTGAGCACGACATTGCAGGTGAATTCGACATTCGGGATCGCCTATGGGTTTTAGCCTTTAAATATTTCTAACGCGGCGTTATTTTCTCCTTGCCCACATTCCCCAGTTTGGCCTATATATCCCGGCATACTGGTTCTCTAAAGCAGCAAAGCGAGATATTGACTTCTAAATGACGGCGAACCCTGGATTTCTTGGGTTTGCCGAAACTGTTTTAGGTGATCTTGATCAAAGCCCGGCGCGGCATCATCGCGAATTAATCAAATGGCTGGACGCGGTGCTGGAAGGCCAATGTGACCGGCTGATGGTGCAGATGCCGCCGGGCTATGCGAAATCGACTTACGGGTCGGTTTTGTTTCCGGCGTATTTTTTGAGCCGCCATGCGGGCAGCCAGATTATCGCCACCTCGCATACGGCGTCGCTGGCGGAGCAATTTGGCCGGCAGGTACGGCGGCTGATTGTTGACTATCGTGAGCTGCTAAATCTGCGGCTGGCGCAGGATAGCCGGGCCGCGGGGCGATTTTCGTTGGAGCCGGGCGGCGGTTATTTTGCCGCAGGCATACGCGGGCCGATTACCGGCAGGCGTGCTGATCTGATTGTGATCGATGATCCGATCAAGTCCTGGGCGGAAGCGGAAAGTCCGGTTTACCGCGATGCCTTGCATGATTGGTACCGGGCCGAACTCACGGCGCGTTTGAAACCGAAAGGCCGGATCGTGCTGTTGATGGCGCGCTGGCATGAGGATGATCTGGCGGGACGTTTGCTGCGCGGCCCCGGTGACTGGCAGAATTTACGGCTGCCGGTGCTCGCTGAGTCCGGCGATGTTCTGGGGCGCAAGGAAGGCGAGCCCTTATGGCCCGCCTGGCAGGATGAGGCGGCGATTTCCCGGCAGCGGGCAGAGGTGGGGGAGCGCGCTTTCGCCGCACTCTACCAGCAGAACCCGAAACCGCCGGAAGCCGCGCTGTTCAATACCAAGACGGTGATGATCGTGCCGGACATACCGGCGTTGAAGCGCACCGTGCGGGCCTGGGACTTGGCGGCAACATTGCCTGGTGCTGGGCGCAACCCTGACTATACGGTGGGTTTGAAACTCGGCGCGGCACAGGATGATTTTTATATCGTGCTGGATGTTGTGAGAATTCAGGCATCGCCGGCCGCCGTGATTGCGAAAATCAAAGAGGCGGCAAAGCTGGATGGGTTTGCGACATTGATCGCCTTGCCGCAGGACCCTGGGCAGGCGGGCGTTGCGCAAGTGGCAAGCATGACAGCAGAGCTTGTTGGATACCGGGTGACGGCGAGCGTTGAGTCCGGCCCCAAGATGACACGCGCGATGCCGGCGGCAACTTTGATGGATAGCGGCAAAATCCGCCTGCTGGCGGGGCCGTGGAACGAAAATTTCCTGCGGGAATTGGAAGCATTTCCGGAGTCGCAAAAGGATGATCAGGTGGACGCCTTGTCGCGCGCGGTGAACATGCTGGTCGTGCCGGGTGGCGAGCCGGCACGGCGGGCCAATGTGTTTTTGATGAACCGTTGAATTTTATAAAGAGACAAAATGTTCGAAACCATTTGCGACAGCGTGCCGGCCGACAGCACGCTGCCGGCGCGCGTGCGCCGGCTGGATATTCTACGCCGGGTGCTGGACGGGACGATCTATAACAATCTGCCTTATGAATTTCATGAGGAGCGCAACGCCGCCGGCGAGTATATTCCCTTGCGTCAGCGCAAGCCTTCGGTCCGGTACGCGCTCTGCCGAATCGTGGTTGAGGATTCGGTCGCACTATTATTCAGTAACGCGCATTTCCCAGCTGTGGATTGCGGCGATACCGCGATGGCGCAAACCCTCGCCGATATCATGGCCGAAATCAGGTTGAACGAGATCATGATCGATGCCGCGATCCGCGGCTCGGTCGGCTCGGTTGCCCTGCTGATGCGGATATTGAACGGGCGGATTTTTGTCTCGGTGCTTGAGAGCCTGTATCTGACGCCGCAATGGGATGCGCAGGCGCCTGATGTGCTGAAGTCGGTGAAAGAGCAATATCAGGTCCGCGGCGATGTGCTGACCGCGCAGGGCTATGATGATCTTGATCCTGCCGCCAGCTATTGGTTCGCCAGGACCTGGAGCGATACGGACGAGACCTGGTATTTGCCGTGGGCGGTGAACGATCCGCTTGCCGTCCCGCAGGTGGATGCGGCGCGCAGCGTCAGCCATGGTCTCGGTTTCGTGCCGATTGTCTGGATACGGAATTTGCCGGGCGGTGACGCGGTGGACGGAGCCTGCACGTTCCGGGCGGCGATCGAATCGAATATTGAGATTGACTATCAGCTCAGCCAGGCGGGGCGCGGACTTAAATATAGCTCTGATCCGACGCTATTGATCAAGGAGCCGGCAAGCACGGATGGCGAAATTGTCAAAGGTGCGGGAAACGCGCTTGTGGTCTCGGAAAAAGGCGATGCGCGGCTGCTGGAAATTGGCGGCACGGCATCGGAGGCCGTGATCTCCTATGTTCGCACCTTGCGAGAGCTGGCGATGGAATCGGTGCATGGCAACCGCACGAGTGCCGATAGGCTGACGGTCGCACAGTCCGGCCGGGCGCTCGAGATGATGAATCAGGGTCTGATCTGGCTCGCCGATAATCTGCGGATTTCGTACGGTGATGGCGGGATCATCCCGCTGATCCGCATGATCGTGAAAGCGTCCAACATCTATCCGCTGCAGGTGCTGGGCGGGCCGGTGGCGCCCATGGATAGCGCGCAGCGGCTGCGCTTGCGCTGGCCGCGATGGTATCCGCTATCCGCTGATGACCGGTTGAAAGAGGCGCAGGCGATCTCATTGCTCGCCAATACCGGGCAGATGTCGCGCGAAACGGCGGTGAAGAATTTAAGCGCCAGTCACAATGTCAGCGATATCGGGGCCGAGCTTGCGGCGATCAGCGAGGATGGTGAATGACGGAAGATCGTGATGATAAGGCTTTGGAAGGCTGGCAGCTCCGCGCCGAGCAGGCGGAGGCGGCACTTGCCGAAGCGCAGAAACAGGCGGCCGAGAAATTGCTGCGGGCTGAGTTGAAGGCCGAAGCGATTCAAGCCGGGATGATTGATCTCGATGGGATCAAGCTGATTGATCTTTCCGAAGTCGCGATTTCGGAAACCGGCGAAGTGGCCGATGCGGCCGCGGTTCTGGCCAAATTGAAACGGGCAAAGCCGTGGCTGTTTGGACAAGGGCGTTCATCTTCCGCGGCGGCGCATGCGCCAAGGCCCGAGCCGCCGCGGGTGAGGCACGCCAATGAACTGAGCCACGAAGAATGGGTGTTGGCGCGCGCCGCCTTGCTGAAGCGCCGCTAGATTTTTCAGACCGGATAAGCCTGCCCCAACGCGCGGTGCCGCGCGCTTTCACACGTCAAAATCACAACAGAGATAAAGGAACCTGCCGATGGGCATTCAAAATTTCCCCGCTGCGTTGCAGCCGATTATCATGCAAGGATTTCTCGAGCGCGAATTCGAGATGTCGCTCAAGTCGCGGCTTGGTTACAGGCTGATCGCGGACCGGGAGGAATTCTCGGTCGGCATTGGTGAAACGCTCACCAAGACGCGCGCCGGGCTGAAGCCGAGCGTCACCGTGCCTCTGGTTGCCGCGAACAATACGAATTTGGATAATGGCCTGACCTCAACCAACTGGGGTGTTGAGCAATATACGATCACGCTGAATTTTTATGCCGCGACCCAAGACCTCAACATGGTCACCAGCCGGGTTGGCATTGCAACGCAGTTTTTGCAAAACGCGGCGACGAATGGCGAGCAGGCCGCGCGCAGCCTGGATGAGCTGGCGCGCAATGCGCTGTTCGCGCCCTATTTTGGTGGCAATACGCGGGTGATCACCACGCTGACCGCCGCCGGTGCGAGCGTGCAGGTTGACGATGTGCGCGGCTTCCAGACCGTGTTTGTCAATGGCGTGCAGCAAAATGTTTCCAGCACCTATCCGCTCACGGTCACCGTCGGATCGAACACTTATAATGTGGTCGGCGTGACTATCGATGCGACAAATGTTTCAACCGCGCCGAACGGGATTTCCGGCGAGCTGCTCTTCGCTGGAAATGTCACGGTGGCTGACGGTACCGCCGGCAATGCGGTGAAGGCGGCGACGGGAAGTTCGATCGTGCGGCCGGCAAGCCGCGGCACGACCGCCGCGTTGCAGGCGACCGACACGCTCACCATGGGCAATCTGCTCGACGCCGTAGCGCTATTGCGGCGCAATGCGGTGCCGTTGGTCGATGGCGTTTATAATTGCTATCTCGATCCGGTTTCGGCCCGTCAGCTCTTCGCCGATTCCGATTTCAAGCAATTATTCCAAGGTGCGACATCATCGAACCCGGTATTCCGCCAGGGGATGGTGAGTGACTTCCTCGGCCTGCGCTTCATCACCACGACGGAAGCCTATGTGCAAAATCATCCGAGCATCAGCGGGCTTTATGTCCGCCGTCCGATTGTCTGCGGACAAGGCGCGCTGATTGAGGGTGATTTTTCCGGCATGGCCGCGGATGATGTGGCCCCCAAAGACAGCCTGGTGAACATCATCGATAATGTCGCGATGGTGACGCGTGAGCCGATTGACCGGTTGCAGCAGATCATTGCGCAAAGCTGGTATTGGATTGGCGGGTTCTGCGCGCCGTCCGACACCACCACCACGCCGACGACGGTGCCGACGGCAACCAATGCGAATTACAAGCGCGCCGTCATGATCGAGCATATTGGTTAAGGAATAAAGCGCATGGCAACAGGTTCAACGCAACCGTTCCGGCCCGCCGGCACGCTGGCGCTCGCGGCCTCGACCAATTCAGCCAACGGATCGCTTGTGGGCGGGGGGAGTGCGGTGCTGGTATATAATGCATCGACGGCAACGGCGTTCTTTCGCTTAGGTGCTGCGGCCGGGTTGGCGGCGCTGACCAGCGATACGCCGGTGCCACCTGGCGCCCGGATCCTGGTTGATGGCGGACCGTTCGTCAGTACCGCGGCGGCCTTGCTTTCGGCTGGGACCGGCACTGTCTATTTCACCCTCGGCGACGGGGATACGTATTGACATGTCGCAGTCCGCGCCGACGAGTTTTACAGATGCTCAGAAGGTCGATATCCGCCGTTTCTGCGGCTATCCGGCTTACGGTGCTGTTGCGTCCGGGTTCAGCAATTGGCGGTTTTTCCAGGCTTACGGCACGCTGGAATATCGTTTGAATAATCTCGCACCGGCGGAAATTGCGGTAACGCTGCAATATATTGGCACACTTGCGACGTTGGAGGCGGCGATCCCGCCCACCTCGGCGAACCTGGACACGGAGAGTGCCGCGGCTTGGACTCACAACGAGAACGAGGTGGCTGACCGGGCAAAATTATTCGATGGCTGGCGGCGCCGGTTATGCGGATTTCTCGGTGTCCCGCCTGGCCCTGATCTCAATGATGCCGGCATAAGCTTGGTGGTTTGAGATGGATGGTTTGCGATTGGCGGACCGGCTCTCTTATGGGGCCGGGTGCGCGGCGCGGCGCTTAGGCTTCCTGCATGATGCCTATCGGCCGGACGGGCCGGCGGCGCCGGTCGATCTAGCCCGGCGCTTCATGCGGCTCGCGGTGGCGTTCGTATCGCCGGGCGGCAGCGTGAATGCGCCGAACGGGTTTGGCGTGCCTTACCGGCAGGCCTGGGCGGATTGGAGCTATCTGCAGGTTGGAGATTATCTTGCCGGGCCTGAGGGTTGCGGGTTTGTCGCCGCGATTGAACCGCCGCGGCCGATGCTTGTCGTGATGACGAATGCGATTTTGGATTTATCGCGGCCGGGCGGTGCGGCGCTTGCGGGCGCGAACGCCTACGGCGCGCCGTTGCCGGCCGCGCAAACAACACTGCTGTCTGGATTTCCGGCGAGTTTGCTGGTGGGCGGCATTGGTGACCGGACTCGTGCTGGCCTCGCCGATGACACGCGCGTGCCTGGCTTTATCGCGCTGCTGCCGGCGGTGGCATGCGTGCAGCCTCGGGTCGCCGATTTGATCACCAATGAACGGGCCGAAAGATTTACCGTCACGGCGGCGGAATTGGTCGGCGGCGTCTGGCGATTATCTTTGGTGCAGGCGGTGAGCTGATGGCGGATCAATCGGATGTTGAAAACGCCCTCGTCGGCATCATCGCCAACGCGCTCTATCCAAACGGGACGGCGGCGCCGAGCGCGGTTGGCAATTTGTGCCGGGTGTATCGCGGCGTGCCGAGCGCGCCGGCGTTGGATGCTGATCTCGCAGCCGGTAACGTGAATATTTCGGTGCTGGCGGATGATGCGCAAAGGAATGTCACCCGTTATCCGCGCATTTGGCAGAGTGTCGCACCGGTGCCGGCAAGCTTGACCTGCGTTGTCACCGGTATTGCGGCTAGTTTTTCTGGCCATTGCGCGGTCGGGCAGCTTGCCGGCGTCGCGGTGAATGGGGCGATTTTTCCCTATGCGATACAGGCGAATGATTCTCCCGCAACCGTTGCCAGCAATCTCGCGGCGCTGCTGCGCCAAGCTGGCTGGCTGGTGGACTATGCCGGGACATCTCTGACTGTCCCCGAAGCTGAGATGTTCACCGCCCGTGTGGTGCAGGGCGCCGGCGCCTTGCAAGAGATCAAGCGCCAGGAGCAGGAGTTTTCGATCACCTTCTGGTGCCCGGACCCGCCGAGCCGTGATGCCAGTGGTGCCTTGGTGGACCAGGCGCTGGCTACACCGCAATTCATCGCGCTCGCCGATGGCTCCGCGGCGCGGCTGACTTATGCGGCGAGCGAAGTGCAGGACGGCAATGCCGACGCCGTTCTGTACAAGCGTATCATTCGCTACCGGGCCGAATACCCGACCACTTTGGCACAAACGACGCCGGCCATGCTGTTCGGCAGCGCCGGCTTCACCGCGAACACCGCGTTTGTCGATACACTCAACGTTTAAGGACAGAACATGACATTTCATTTGGTGGTCTTGAAGCCTTTCCAGAGCTTCAAGCGAGGGGATGTGATTACCGACAGTGCGACGGTGACGAAAATATTGGCCGGCCCGGAAGCGAGCTTCGTGGTTCGCGTCGCGTCGAAAGGAGCCTGAGCAATGGCGATTTATGCGCAAGGTGCTTTGAATACGACGGCGCTGATCGTACCGGATTTGTATGTGCAGATCGTACCGCCGCAAAGCCTGCTGCTGAACGGCGTGCCGACTGATGTTCTCGGTGTCGTCGGCAGTGCCAGCTGGGGGCCGGTGGGAGAGCCGACGATCATCGGCTCGATGAGCGAATATGCCGCCTCGTTCGGCGCCGTGATGGTGCGCAAATATGATATGGGCACGCAAGTCGCGACCGCCGTGCAGCAAGGTGCAGCGAATTTTCGCTGTGTACGCGTCACCGACGGCACTGATAGCGCCGCAATGCTCTCGCTCTTCGGCGCGGCGAACTTCACCGCTTTATACACCGGTTCAACCGGCAATTTGCTGACGCTGAACCTCGCCACCGGCTCTGCCGCCAATTCCTGGCGCCTGAGCATATCGCTGCCTGGGCTGAGCCCGGAAGTGTTCGATAATATCACAGGTACAGGCACGGTGTTTTGGAACAATGTCGTCAATGCCGTGAATAACGGCAATGGCGTGTTGCGCGGCCCTTCAAACCTCGTGGTTGCGAGTCTGCTTTCAGCGAGTGCAACGCCGGTTGCGGGCAGCTATCCGTTTTCGGCGGGAACGCCCGGAACCGATGGCGCGAGCGGGATCACCGCCGCCAAACTCGTGGGTGCCGATACGCTGCCGCGCGCCGGGATGTATGCGCTGCGCGGGCAGGGCTGCGCGCTCGCATTGCTCGCCGATGCCGATGATGCGACGCAATGGAGCACGCAGGTTGCGTTTGGTTTGAGCGAGTCGGTTTACATGATCCTGACGGGGCCGGCAGGTGACACGATTGCCAATGCGGTGGCGACAAAAGCGTCGGCGGGCATTGATAGTTACGCCGCCAAGCTGATGTTCGGCTATTGGATTTATTGGTACGATCAGGCGAACGCGCTGACCAGGCTGGTCTCGCCGCAAGGATTTGCCGCCGGGCGGCTTGCGAATTTATCGCCCGAGCAATCATCGTTGAACAAGCCGCTTTACGGGATCATCGGCACGCAGAAATCCGGCCAGCCCGGCGTGGGTACCGCGACGACTTACGCGACGGCGGATTTGTCGGCCTTGCTGTCGGCCGGGATTGACGTGATTGCCAACCCGCAGCCAGGCGGCAATTATTGGGGCGTGCGCGGCGGGCATAATGCGTCATCCAACGCCGCCATTAATGGCGATAATTATACCAGGTTGACGAATTATATTGCCAGCACACTCTCGGCCGGCATGGGCGCCTATGTGGGGCAGCTGGTGAATACCACTTTGTTCCAGAACATACGCGCAACCTTGCTCACCTTCCTGAACGGCTTGCTGGGGCAGGGGCTGCTCGGCAGCACCGATGGCTCTCTGCCGTTCGCGGTGGTGTGCGATATCACCAACAACCCGCCCGGCCGGACGGGACTGGGTTATGTGCAGGCGGATTGCCAGGTGTAGTATCAGGCGATCAACGAAAAATTCATCGTCAATGTGCAAGGCGGCCAGACGGTGCAGGTCAGCCGGCAATCCGTCGCGGTAAACGGTTAAGGGAGAGCAGACATGCCGTATAATACGTTTTCCGTTGGCAATGACTGCCAGCTTGTGGTGATGGGGCCGTTCGGGCGGGTGGATTTGGCGCATGTCACCGGCTTTGAGGCGGCGCAGGTGACTCAGGCCGTGCGGGTGGACCGGCTGGATGGCGTGCAGCTGGGGGCTGAGTTGCCGAAGGGCTGGCAGGGAATGTTCACGCTGGATCGCGGCTCCTCGGCGGTGGATGATTTTATCGCGGCGATTGAGAAAGCGTACCTGGCCGGCCAGCCGATTGGTGCTGGGACATTATACCAATATGTGAGTGAACCTGATGGCTCGACTTCGACCTATCAGTTCAGCGGGGCGGTGTTCAAATTGGCATCCGCCGGTGCGTATCGCGGGGATGCGCCGGTGGCGCAACGATTGCAGTTTTATGCGTCAAGCCGGGTGAGGGTATGATGGAGCAGGTGATTACGGACAAATCGGGGCGGCGGTTGACATTGCGCAAGTTCGGGGTGCTGGAGACCTTGCGGCTGTTCAAGGCTCTGGGGCCGGAACTCTCGTTAAATCGACCCTATCTCGGCTACGCGAAGGTGGCGTCGTCTGTTTCAATGATTGATGATGTGCCGGTGCCTGCGCCGTTAAGCGAGGCAGATGTTGAAGCCGTTTTGGCGAGGCTGGGGGATGATGGTTTAGCCGCTGTTAGCGAATCCATGAAACCGCTCCCGCTCGAACAGATTGTGGCCACGGCGGGAAACTGAGCCGGCACCCGGCACTGAAAGATAGTTTGTATCTGGTCAAGTGCGGGGTGCCTTATGACCGGGCAGTCTCGATGGATGAGGACGAGCGAATGGCGCACGTGGTGGTGTTGGGCTCGCTTGAAGGCTTAAGTTTCGATTGGGCAAGGCTCAAATGGCGCGACTGATACCGAAAATGTTTTACAGTTTCCGTTTACGCGAAAAAAATCGGCTGCTACTAAATAGATATGATGACTTGCGAAATGTTATCACGGCTTCGCGTAAAACAGCCCTGTCGGGTACTTTGGTGGTTGTTTCTCGTATCGTCACCACTAGCTTTTTTCGTTTCTGGTTTTTTTGGTTGGCCTGACCAAGCAGATCGGTCTATCGCTTGCGCTAACTTTTATGCCTTATTTTATTATATTATCCTTATTTTTGTGTTTTTATATAAACTAGTTGCCGAAAAAACTCTTATTTTTTCAATTCCTATCGGTCTTTTTTCTTATGCTTGGCTGCTATACCATGGTATGTTCTCCGCCCTGATTGGATGTGGATTTGGCTGGTATATACATCCTGAGGCAGTATATGTGAAACAGCACTGCCACCCGATACCATTTAAACAAGATGGAAAAACTTATTTGCTGGGGCTTTGCAATCTTCAGATTGATTCTAATGGCCAAAGCCAATTCTCATATATCTACGATACGAGCGGAGATGCGGCGAAGGCCACCGATTTTCAAAATAAAACCGGGCGAAAAGATCGGATAGAATTCGTGAATGCGATAAGAAATATATTTAACGACGATCCAAATGAGCAGTTTGAGTTTGCTAATTTTTTTACCACACATATTTATAGCAAATTTTATTTCGTAGCCTTTGATGAGTCGGATGCAGCAGGCTTTACGCTCGAATACGGCATACCGCCGCTAAACTGCAAGAATCCCTATCGGAGTTTTCTTTATGCGGAGCCAGATCTAAAAAATGAACACTCCGTCTGTGCCAAACGACAGTGATATATTTTATACCTATCCGCGTATCCGAAAAACAGGTAAGCTCGATCTTACAAAGGCCATTGCGTCAAAATACCTGGTATTAAATGGATCAAAAGTGGTCGCTCCAGTGGCAATGAACCCCGAAATAAATTTATATAAAAGCCTGAATGCCGAGGGTAAAATAGATGAAGCGACCAAATTCGAAAATGTCGGAAACTATCTTGTCGTTCCGGCTAATTATGATCCGTCTGAGGCGGCGGCGTTTGCGACGTCTGTAAATAATGCCATTGATTTAGAGGGTTTTCTAGCCGGCAGTGTTGCGGGAATTGGTGTCGGGATTACCGATATGACGGTGAATTTTTCCCTGGGCGGTAAACAGGATTTGCAACGCGGAAGCAAGTGGGGCGTGCCTGACGGTGACACAGCCCCGGCGTTCAAGGATGCGGCGTCCTGGAATCTTGGGTTCGTAACCGAACAGACCAATATTCCAAACGTGTTTGCCGAGATCGGTGGCGGCTTGCTTAACGTAGGGGAGTTTTTAACTCATCCGTCCAATCACAAACGACCGACTGGTCCATTTGGCATGAACCCTGATGATGCGAAAGATTTCCGGGCAGGCGTTGAGGCGGCGCGGTTATACGATGATCATGAACTGGCATTAACGCATGAGAATGCGCTCGCCATCGGCGGAAGTGTTCATGCTTCCATTGCGCCGATTACGCATGCGCATGGCCGAGCGGGCGCTCCACTCACAACGGCGGATCGTGCGAACAACGATGACTCTTCGGCTTTAGACCAATTTTATCTAGCACAGGACCTGATGGCTGCGGCCGCGGCGCACGCGCCACCCCCTTTGTTTCACCAAATCGGCGAAGAAGTTCTCACACATACGAGGGTTGGTACAAAAGCGGATCGGCCTTTGCCGAACGCCGAATTCCCGATCTTTGATGATCAATTCGAAAACTTTGATAAACTTGACCAAAGCGTTGCGCCCCATGTTCGGCATGTTGACAGCGTCATGGCGGTACATCTTCCGGTTGGCCGCGAGCTCCCCGGCGCGCCGCAACACAGGCCATATATACGGGATGAGGAATTGCCAAGCATTGCGCCGATAATGTTACAAAAACAAAAAATAGGAATGCATCAAAATTCAAGCGCAAGGCTCGATCATCGCGAGACACGTAGTGACACAGCGAAGTGGGAAGGCGCGTCGCGCGATGCCAATCACACATCGTCGCAAGCGCAGGTGAAGCGGGCACTGGAGGCGCTGTTGAACGCCCAGGCTCGTATGCCACCTTCGGGGCCGACCGCGTTTGACCCGTCTATGACGCCGGCATGGGCGGGGCTGAAACTCGCCTGAATGAGGATGCATGAGCAATATCTATCTCACATTTGGCGGCGTTACGTTCCAGGATTTTGAAGTTCCGGAAAAAATCTCTTTCGGTAGCCGGCAGCGCGTGGCGGTACATGAGCTGATCGGCGGTGGCCGGGTGGTTGACACGCTCGGCGGGCAGCCCACTGAAATCTTGTTTTCCGGTATCGCGTCCGGCTCGGATGCCACGGCGCGAATTCAATCGTTGGACACCGCCTGCGCCGCGGGTTCGGTTTTGCCGCTCGGCTGGGACGCGTTTTTTTATCAGGTGGTGATCGCCGAGTTTGCCGCCGACTATACCAAGCCCTATTGGATACCATTCGAGATTGGCTGTGTGGTGATTGCCGATGCGGCGATCTCGAACCTCGCCGTTCCCGCCGTGGCCGCGAATTTGATCAGCGGTGATTTGAGCAGTGCTGCCGCTTGGGCGAGCCAGGCCGGGCTTGGCGGACTTGGTTTTACCAGCGCCGGCGCGGTGGCGGCGCAAGCGGCGTGTGGCGCTGTCATCAGCGCCGCCGGCGGCGGCGTTCTAGGCAATGCCGCGGTGGTGAATAATCCGTCGACCATATTTGCGGCGGTGGACGCCCTGAACGGTCTCGGCGCCAATGCCGCCACGTTGGCTGCGGCAACCTATGCCAGCGGCTATTTGGGGCGAGCGGTGCAGAATATTTCTTTGGGTGCGTTGTGATGCAAGTGACAGTGATCGGCGGCAATCTATTCCAGCTCGCGGCGGTTTATCTGGCCGATGCGACGCAATGGATACGGATCGCGCAGGCGAACGGACTGTCAGATCCGGTTTTGACCGGGCTGGTTGAGCTGACAATCCCGCCGGTTGATCCAACCGCCGGAGGCGGGGTTGCCAACTGAACTGCCGGAAATCCGGCTGACGATTGGTGATGTACCGGTCTTTGGCGCGGTATCGGTCAGGCTGGAGCAGGAATCTTATTGCCGCGCCAGCCGATTCAGCGTGACGCTTGCCATCGGGGCACCGCCCTTATGGCAGCTCGCCGACTATGCCGCGCTAAGCCTGCAGACCGTGACGATAGAGATCGCCGCCTCGCCGTTCGGGTTCTCCAATGTGATGACCGGGCAGATCGACAATGTCCGCATCGATTGCGCTGCCCAATATGCTGTGTTGAGCGGGCGCGATTTATCCGCCCGCATGATTGATACAGAAAACGCCGAGACCTTTGTCAATCAGACCGCGAGTGAGATTGCCACCATCATCGCCGGCCGTCACGGGTTGGACGCGAACGTCGCGCCGACAACCGCGATCGTTGGGCAATATTATGAGCTTGACCACGCACGCAGCGCCTTGCAACTGCATTCGCGCGCCGGCAATGAATGGGATTTGCTGGTCTGGCTGGCGCAGAATGAGAACTACTATCTCTCGGTGACCGGAACCTCCTTGTATTTCGGGCCATTGCCGGTGTTGGAACCGGCGCTGATATCGCTGCTGGATTGCATTGAACTTTCGATTGACGTCGCATTGACCATCCCACGTTCGGCGAAGGTGATGTCCTGGAATAGCCGCAACAAAATCGCCGTCACGCAATCGGCTGGTGACGGCACCATGACAACGACTTTGGTCAGGCCGAATTTGACCAGCGCGCAGGCGCTCGATATGGCGAACAACCATCTCGCAACGCTTGCGCGGCATGTGACGGTGCTTGAGGCGCGGTTGCCGGGCGAGCTCGAATTGCTGCCGGGGTCGCCGATTTATTTGACTGGTACGCAATCGCCGTTCGACCAGATTTATGTCATCGACGGCATCGTGCGTGAGCTGGATCTTGCGCATGGCTTCGTGGAGACGATCCGCGCTTACGCCGCGAATTAAGGAAGTTTCTTTGGAACGGTTCTGGAATCTGGTGAAAGCCCGTGCCGGCGGCATGGACGGGCTTGCCGGCGTTGCGCGGTTTGGATTGGTATCCAGTTTCGATCCGAACAGCTATGCGGCGCGGGTGCTCATACAGCCCGAGAATATTTTATCCGGCTGGTTGCCGGTGCTCTCACATTGGGTTGGCAATGGCTGGGGTTTCGCGGCACCCCTTGCGCCGGGTGACCAGGTGCTGGTGCTATCGCAGGAGGCGGAGTCCGAGCATGGGGTGATCATGGGTGCGGTTTGGTCGGCGGTGGACCGGCCTCTGCCGGCACCCAGCGGCGAGCTATGGTTGCAGCACCAGTCTGGAAGTTTTCTGAAACTGCATAATGACGGGACGATTGCGATGCAGGCGGGCCAGGTCACCATTACCGGAAATCTCACCGTGAGCGGCGATATCTCGGATCAAAATCAAGCTCACGGCACGCTTGCCAATTTGCGCAGCGCGCATGACACGCATACGCACACCGATCCCCAGGGTGGTCACACCGGCACGCCGTCGGTGACCGTCTAATGCCCGATCTGGCATTGTATTTTGGCGGCGATCTCGCGATCGGCCCGACCGGCGATCTTCTGCTTGCCAGTTCTACAAGCCTGACACAGCAACGCGTCTTGCGCCGGCTGCTGACCAACCCGGGTGATTATATCTGGCAACTCGGCTACGGTGCCGGGCTCGCGCAATTTGTCGGCCAGCCGGGCGCGCCCGCGGTCATTGCCGGCATTGTGCGGACGCAAATGTTGCAGGAAGCATCGGTTGCCAACACGCCGGCACCGGTGGTCAACGCCGAAGCGGCGGTTGATGGAACCGTCAATCTTTCGGTGCGCTATGCCGATGCGCAAACCGGTAATTCGGATGTTCTAAGTTTCTCCGTTTAGGGGTTTTGATGCAGCTTTCATTGCAGAATTTTTCCACCCTGGTCGAGGGGATGGCGGCCTCTGTCCAGGGTGCGGCCAGTACCTTATTGGATCTGACCGTAGGATCGGTCCTGCGCGCCATCCTGGAAGCCAATGCGTCAGTGGCGTTGTGGTTGCAATGGTTGATCGTGCAGGTGCTGGCGACAACGCGGCTTGCCACCAGCACCGGTACCGATTGCGATAGTTTCGGCGCTGATTTCGGCTTCACGCGTTTGCCCGCGGTCGCCGCGACCGGGCAAGTCACATTCGCACGTTTCACCCCGAGTGTGGCGGCGTTCATCCCGGCCGGCACAAATGTCTCGGTCGCGGGTAACGGTGCCAGCTTTGTGGTGATCGCCGATACCACGAATGCGGCCTACGCATCGGCGGCCGGCGGCTATAATCTGGCGGCGGGCGTGAGCAGCGTCAATGTCACGGTGGTTGCAAACGCCGCAGGCGCCGCCGCCAATGTTCAGGCAGGTGCCATATCGGTCATCACGACCGCCTTGCCTGGCATCGATACGGTGACCAACGCCACAGCCTTCACCGGCGGCATTGATCCGGAAAGTGACGCGGCATTTCGTGCCCGCTTTGGCAATTATCTCGGCAGTCTTTCGAAAGCGACTGACACCGCGATCGGCGCCGCGATCGCCGCGATCCAGCAAGGTCTGAGCTATACGATTTCGGAAAATATAAACCAGGCCGGTGCGGCGCAGCCGGGGCATTTTGTCGTCACCGTCGATGACGGTTCGGGCAATCCGCCGGCGAGTTTATTGAGCACGGTGCAACAGGCGGTGGACGCGGTGCGGCCTGTCGGTTCAAGTTTCGCGGTGCAGGGGCCGATCGTGACGCTGGCCAATATATCGCTGACGCTGACCACCGCGAGCGGGACGCCGCATAATGCCGCCGTCGCCGCGGTTGCTTCCGCGATTGAGACCTATATCGCCAGTCTCGGCATCGGTATGAGCCTGAATTACACGCGGCTGGCGCAGGAGGCTTACGCAGCCTCGGCGAATGTCACGAATGTCTCCAACATTCTGTTGCAGGGAACCACCGCCGATCTGGTGCCGCCTCTGTTCGGCGTGATCCGCGCCGGCACAGTGACGGTGGGCTGAGCATGATTGGCGATCTCGACGATATGCTGAGCCGGATCAAATTGGTTCTCCCGGCGCGCTGGTTCGCCGACACGACGCCGGTTCTGGATGCGCTGCTGAGCGGGCTCGCCTGGGCTTGGCGCGGGCTCTATGCGCAGCTTGAATTTACCAAGACGCAGTCCCGCCTGGCGACGGCGACTGGCGTGTTTCTCGACATTGCATCGGTGGATTATTTCGGGCCGGCTCTGCCGCGGCGGACCGCGGAGTCTGACAATTCGTTCAGCCAGCGGATACGGGCCAATTTGATCGCGCCGCGCGCGACCAGGGCGGGCGTCGCGCTGGCGCTATTCAACGAAACCGGCCGCGCGCCGGTGATTTTTGAGCCTCTGAACGCGACCGACACAGGCGGCTATAATACCGGCTTTCTCGGCTATGGCGTGTCCGGCGGTTACGGAAGTTTCTCGGTTCAATTTGCGTTGTTCATCAAAGCCTATCGCCCGAATGCAAGCCCGGTTGGCAATGCCGGCGGCTATAATGAGGGGCCCGGCGGGTATGAGGACGGGCCGATGTTTTACGCCAATCTCGCCGATGTTTCGGGCCCGGTAACCGATGCGGATATTTATGCCGCGGTGACGGCGGTGCTGCCGGCCGCCACCACCGCCTGGATGAATATTTCCAACTGACATCTGAATAAGGATCAAGCATGGACCGCAATATTGTCTATCCGGGAAGTATCCCCCTGGATACGGATATACTCGGGGTCAACCGCAACGCGATGGTGGGCATTGCGGCGCTCACCGCGGCGACACTTGGCAGCAGCGTGGTTGCCGACGGGCTTGCCTGCAACCCGACCGCGCCGGCGTCGCTGACGGTCACTGTCGGGCCCGGCAGCATCACGCAATTATCGCCGCTTGATGCCAATGCTTACGGTTCGCTCGCCGCTGATCTGACCGATGAAATCGTCAAGACCGGCATTAATCTGCAGAGCACAAGCTTCACGCTGACCGCGCCCGCGACATCAGGGCAGTCGGTAAATTATCTGATCGAGGCGGCATTTTCCGAAATTGATGCATCGCCGGTCGTGCTGCCGTATGTCAATGCCGCCAACCCGGCGCAGCCTTATTCCGGGCCGAGCAATTCCGGCACGGCGCAAAATACCCAGCGCACCCAGCGCGTGCAGTTGCAGTTAAAGCCAGGTGCTGCCGCTGCCGCCGGTGCGCAAACCACGCCGGCGGTCGATAGCGGCTGGGTCGGCCTGTATGTCATCACGGTGAATTATGGCCAGACGGCCATTACCGCATCCAACATCACAATCTCTCCCGGCGCGCCGTTTTTGAATTACAAACTTCCCAGCCTGCGCCCCGGCTTTTCCGCGATGCAGGTTTTCACATCAAGCGGCACCTTCATTGTGCCGAACGGGGTCAGCAGTGCCTATGTCACGGTGATCGGCGGCGGCGGCTCCGGCGGTTATCATAGCACCATGCCCGGTGCCGGTGGTGGCGCCGGCGGTTCGGCCGAGGGCATCGTGACGGGCCTTGCCGCTGGACAGGCGATTGCGGTGACCGTGGGTGCCGGCGGTGCGGCACCGTCCAGCCCCGCGAACGGTAATAATGGCGGCGCTTCGAGCTTCGGAACTTTCATGTCGGCAACAGGCGGTGTTGGGGGTTCGGGTGGCACGGTCGCGCAATTTGCGATGGCCGGTGGCGCCGGCGGCATCGGCACTGGCGGGCAGATCAATCGCGGCGGCTCCTACGGGCTTGACGGTATCGTCGCCGCCTGCCGCGGCGGTGATGGCGGCGGCCCTGGCAATGGCCGCGCCTCCAGCGGGCCGGTGGCCGGCATCAGCGCCACCGGCTTTGGCGGCGGCGGCGGCGGCGGCGGCACGACGACGAGCGGTAGCCCGGTTGGCCAGCCGCCGGGCGCAGGTGCCGGCGGCATTGTCATCATCAAATATTGAGGAACGCCCATGAGCACTCCAGCGAATCATATCTGGCGGCCGTCGAATGCGCGCTATGTTCAGATCGACGGGTTCGTCGCGACACCGCGCGGCCCGCAAGTGCCACCGGCCACAGCTTTGGCTTGGCCCGCGAAAGATCCCGGTGACACGCTCGATTATGTATTCGACATCACGCCCGCTCTCACCGCCAATCCGGGCGATAGCATTGCAACTCTCGATGTCACGATCTCGCCGGATAATCCTGGTGATCTCACCTTGGCCTCTTCGAGTGCCGATGGCCCGCGCGCGGTGCTTTGGCTGAGCGGCGGCCAGCCACTGACGACCTATACCGTGACAGTAAACATCACCACTGCCGGGGGCCGGACGCTTGCGCGCAGCATCTCGCTGCCGGTGGTGGCACTCGCCTCCGTCCCCGCACCTGCCTCGGCCCTGACGACGCCGGCCGGGCAGCCTTTGACCGACCCGACCGGGACGCCACTCACCACTTTCTAAGGTATTCACATGCCCACGATTGGACAATTGCCACCGGCAAGCTCGGTGTCGGATACTGACGAGCTGCCGATTTTTCAAAACGGGCAGACACTCGCGGCAACGCGCGCGCAGATTTTGGCCGGCGTGCAACCGGTGCTGAGCATGCCGCAGAACACGCTCCTCGGCGGTGTCGGGCCAGGAACCGCTGCCCCGGTGGCGATTTCCATCGGCGCTAACCTCGCAATTTCCGGGGATACGCTTTCGGCCACCGCGGCACCGTTTGTGATTCCGGCATTGCCGGCGGGTGTCGTGCCGGCGCCTGCCGATAGCGTGCCGGTTGGCCAGGCGGGCGCCAATGCCGCCGTCAGCTATGCCAACTTCATGTCAGGCATCGGCAATGTGCCGGGCCTGCCGGCGGGGGCGATGCTGGCCACTGCTGCATCCGCCACCAAAGCGCGCAGCCTCTCGGCCATCGCGGCCAACGCGGTCGCCATCGAGGATTTCGGCGCCGCCGGCGACGGGGTGACCGATGACAGTGCCGCGCTGCTGGCGGCGATCGCATCCGGCAATCCGGTGAGGTTCGGTGCCAAAACTTATGCGATTGCCGGTGAGTGCGATATTTCCGCCGCCACCTGCACACTGCTCGGCGTACCCGGACTGACGATTGTCACGCGCCCCGCGCAGTCAAAACTCGGCACGTCAGCGACGGCGGCATGGCTCAGCCTGTCATCGGCGAGCGTCTATCTCGATGGCATTATTTTTGACGCTGGCAGCACGGTTACCAACAACAGCTATGCCGTGGTGCTGCAGGCGGCTGTCACGAAGTCAACCATCTCGCGCTGCCAGTTCCGTAATGCCAAAGGGGCAAGTTACGGATCGGGGTTGACAGTGCTGGCGAGCGACCCGGCAATTACCCAGCACCATATTTTTGATTGCGAGTTCTATAATAATGCCGTCCACGGCATTTACATTTATGCAACGGATGCGCTCAGCATCACCAACTGCCACGCCCATGATAATGGTGTAGATGGCATCCATGTCGATAGCGAGGACTCGACCTTCACATTGAAGGTGCGCGAAATCCATATTGTCGCGAACACCTGCTGGAATAATAGTTGCGGGATCATCGTCGGCAATTTCAATACCACCAACACCGGTAATCTAATTTATGGCAATGCCAATCCCGATATTCTGGGCGCGGTGATTGCGGCGAATAATTGCTTCACCAACCGTGAATACGGCATTTATATTTCCGGCCGGAACATCCTCGTCTCGGGTAATCTTTGCGCGAATAACAGCTCGATTGCGGCGAGCGGCGCCGGCATTCTTTGCGATACCGGCTATTGCAAGGTGAGCGGCAATATGATCACCGGTGCCTCCGCCTTTGGGATCGATTGCGGCGGTGCGATCTATACCGAGGTTGCGGATAATTATGTCAATGGCGCGTTGTACGGCATCAATATCGGTGGCGGCCAATATTGCACGGCACGCAATAATTTCATCCAGGATTCTCTCGCCATCGGGATCGCCGTTCAGAATGTCGAATCAAATGGCGGCGGGATTGATTTCAATCTGACCTGCGCGGGCCTCTCCATCATCGGCAACTGGATCACCTATGCCGGCGAGGTCTATGGCATTCTGATCAGGGATGCGCCGCAAAATATTCTGGTCGCCGATAATGTCATTCTCGCCAATCCGGGGGCGGATCTCACCAGAGCAGTCTCCGCTTATACCGACAGCATCGTCCTGCGCGGCAATCTGCTCAATTATACCGAACGCTGGCCTGTCAATCCCACGCTGGTGAACGGGGTTTATACGCTGGTGGTGCCCGACATTGCCGATGCGGTCAGCATATCGCAGGCGACGGCTCCGATTGAGAGCATCATCACCTCGACGGCGCAACTGACCGAAGGTCAAATCGTTTATTGCCGTCTGACCAATGGCGGCAGTGGTTATACAAATGCCACCGCAACCTTCTCGGGCACCGGCAGCAATGCCGCGGCGACCGTGTGGCTTTCCAACGGCGCGGTCCTTGGCATCCAGATCACCAATGGCGGCTCTGGCTACGGTCCGGGCACCACGGTCAGCATCACCGGCAATGGCAGCGGCGCAACCGCCACGGTGCAGGTGGGTTTGCCGGTGTGGCAGAACCGCCGATTGACGATTGATTGTTTATCCAGCGTCACTTTTGGAGAGTCCGGCAGCTCGCCCGTGCAAAGCAACTGGACAGGGGCGCCGATCACCATACCGGCTGGTGCGAGCATCGATTGGATCGGCAATCATGGCGGCTGGCGCGCCGCGCGCTTCACCCAATCCGATTATGTCTCGCCCAATGGCGATGGCAGCGTCGCGATTCGCACGCAGTCAGGCGACATCTCGCTGCATCCGTCCGGGACCGGCGTTGTGCGTCTGTTGTCGGATACGGAATCAACCGGGGCAGTTGAACTGATCGGCCGCGGTTCGCCGCTCAACAGCATCTCCGCACCGCCTGGCTCGACCTTCCGGAATTTGAACGGCGGCGCCGGCAGCACATTCTGGGTCAAGCAGGCCGGCACCGGCAGCGCCAACTGGGTTGCGGTCGCTTAAACTTAAGGGAATACGAAATGACGACGATTGCCCAGCTCCCGGCCGCCGCCAGCATCGGGGCGAATGATCTGCTGCCGCTGAGCCAGGCCGGCTTGTTATATTCCGCAAAGGTCAGTCAGATCACGGCAAACTTGCAGCCTCTGCTGAATGTGCCGACAGGCGAATTGCTGGGCCGCCAAAGCATCGGGACAGGCGCGCCGGAATCACTGAGTGTCGGGACCGGACTTTCTCTGTCAGGCAGCACGTTGAGTGCCACCGGCGCGGACCATGCTCTATACCCGCTGCAGACGGCGATGGCGCTGACGGATGATCTCGTCATCAGCAATAATGGCACGCCCGGTTTGCTTCCCGTCACCGCACTTCGCGGCCTGTTCAGCGCCGGCACCGGCGTAAGTGTCACGAGCACGGGCGTTATTTCCGTGACCGCATCCGCCATTGCTGGCCCTACCGGCCCGGCGGGGCCAGCGGGTGCAACCGGCCCGGCTGGCGCACAAGGTGTGGCCGGACCTGCCGGGCCCGGACTGGTCGCGCCCGCGGCGGCCAATTCGGCAAGTTCGATTGGCGGTTCGGATTATGTCGCGATTTGGCAAAATGGCGCGAACGCATGGATCCCGTATAACCAGCTGATCGGCGGCCAGACCATCAACCAATTGCCGGCGGCAGCGCCCGCCGCCGACAGTGATTCGCTTTTGGTCGCGCAAGGCTCGTCATCCCTCAGCGTGCAATCCTTCGGTTCGGTATGGGCGTATTTGCAGGCGAAACTGACAACCGTGAAGGCCGGCGTGGTTGAACTGACCGCGAACACCGTGCTCGATGGCTCGGCGCATAATAACCGGATTTTGATCGCGAGCGCGCCGCTCACCTTGACCGCGAATTTCGCCACTATGGGGTCAGGCTTTACCTGTACTTTAATTAATCTCAGCCCCGGCTTGGTGACTTTCGGCACTGGCATTTTTTCCGGCTCCGGCGCCACCTCTCTCCCGCCGGGCGGCTCCGCCGCGTTGATCGGCTTTAGCTATTCCGGCGGTTCGCAAATCTGGTGGAATGGCATCGTCCCCAATGCTGCCACCATCACGGTGGCTTCGATCACTGCGCCGGCACCCAACGCGGGCTTTACCGTCACCGGCGGCATTTTCAATGACGCGCCAACCGCACTTGATTATTCGACCGATGGCGGCGTGACATGGCTCGCCGCGGCAAGCCCGGTCATTACCGCCAACGCCTATAGTTTCACCGCCGCCGGGTTGAGCGCCGGCACTTACACGATCCGCGTGCGCGATCATGGCAATGTCGCCGTCACTGGCGGGTCCAATAGTTTTACGATTTTGCCGCCATCGGTTTCAATCAACCCGCTGCCCGCCGCCAGCATCGTCAACGCTGGCCTCGCGGTCTCCGGCACGGTGCTGCCTGGCAATGATGGCGTGCAGGCCGGTCTATCCGCGAGCCCGACAACGCCGCCGGCGAGCTGGGTGAACGCAACCGTCGCCAATGGCAGTTGGAGTGCGACGCTGAATCCAACCGTCACGGGCACATATTATATTTGGGCGCGGCAAAGTGCGGCAACAAATGTGCAGGCGGTTTCGGGCGCGATCAACATCGTCGCCGCAACCTTGACCATCTCTGTCCCCGCCACCGCGGCCGCGGGTTCCGCCATCACGGTGACAGGCACGGTGAGCCCGATCGCGGATGTGGTGAATTTGCAGCTGAGCACGCAGAACATAACGGCACCAACATCCGGCTGGATTGCGTCAACGAACAGCAATGGCAGCTTCTCGATCTCGCTGACGCCGCCGGCGGCGGGCATTTATTATGCTTGGGCGCAGGATCCGGTCTCCGGCGTCACCGCGGTGTCGGCTGCCATCACCGTCGCGGCGGCGGCGGCCGTGAGCTATACCATCAATAATCCCGGCGGCACATACACCCATGGTCTTGGCGTCGTGCCGCTGAACGGCAATGTGACGCCAGCGCAATCAATCCCGACTCAGGTGGCGCTCTCCACCTCAAACAGCGTGGCGCCAACATCCGGCTGGCAGACCGCGAGCAACATCAACGCCAACACGCTGTGGGGGATTTATTACACGACGCCAAGTGTGGCCGGAAATTATTACGTCTGGGTGGAAACCACGGCGGGTGCGGCGCAGATCGTCAGCAGCTTTACCGTGACGGTTACCTGATGACGTTCGTCTTCGCAGCACCGGGCGCGGTGCTTGCCACCGGGCCGAACCAGCGCGCATTGATCGCGGCTTTGCCGGCCGGCGGCGGTGCCGCCGCCGGCAGTTTCACCGGGCCGTTTCCTGCCGCGATCGCCGGGCTTTCCGGCTGGTGGGATGCCGGGTTGCCCGGCGGTTTGCGCGACGTGAATGGTCTGCCGGTGGTGGCGGCGAATCAGGTGGTTGGCGCCGTCTTCGATAAATCCGGCAACAATACCAACCTTGCCCCCTACCATGTCGCCGCCGATACAACGCCCGCGGCAACCATCGCGGTGCCGCGGGTGAATGGGTATCTCGGCGGCCTCGGCGCGCCGGATGCGGCGGTTGCGGCTTATGGCCCGACACTGGATCCCGATTGGGGATTGTCGCACCCTGGTTTTGAACTTGGCGCCAACGCCGCCTGGACGCGTTATTTTGTCTGGACGCGCCCGAACACACGGCAGGCAACATATTACGGCAATGCCTCGCCGATTCCCTTAATCCACGCGGTGGCGGCCAATGCGACGATCTTGCAGGCTGATAGCGCCGGCTCAAACCTCACTTTGTTTCCAGGCACCGCCAGCCAGACCATGCTGAGTGCCGCATTGGCGCGCCGGCACAGCCACGCGCTGATTTTGCGCAACATACCAGGCGTGGGGGTCGATGTCTGGCTCGACGGCGTACAGGTCGCGCAAGCCATCGCAAACCCTCTGAGTGCCAGCGCTAATGGCGAGGTTTTGCTGCTGCATGACGGGACCTCGCAAGGTTCCGCGCAATGCTGGTTTCATGAAGCGGCGAATTGGGAACATGCCTTAAGCAGCGCCGACATCACCACGCTGATCGCGTGCCAGGCGCGCTGGGTTCTGGGTGCCCGCAGCGGCATTAACCTGCTGGTGATGGGGCAATCCAACGCGGCTTGGTTTGTCGAATCCGGTGGCGCGCAGGCTTTGGCGCAAGGGATCGCCTGGTATTGTGGTGTCGCCTCCTACCAGGTGAGCGACTCGCTTTCCGGCACGCTGATCGCACCGAACCGCTATTCGATTATTTTCGGCCACCCGATTTCCAATTCATCGCCACCTTTATTTCCCACCGGCAGTGCCAACGGCACGTTCATCACCAACCCAGGAGATGGCTCCGATCCTTCGACCTGGGTTGGGGGGCCTGATTTTGCAGCACTGACGGCATTTCTCACCGGCGATGCTGCGGCTGTCTCGGTGATTGATGAGGCTGATATTGCCTTTCTCGTCTGGCCATGGTCCGAGCAAGACAGCACGATGCCTTACGCCAATAAGGCTTTGTATAAATCGACTGTGTTGAGGCTGCTGGCGTTGACGCGGAATTTGCTGGGCCGCACCGCTGCGAACTTGCCGCTGCTCGCTTGGAGTGCAATTCCCTACGAGACGGTGGATGGCGTGCAGATGGTGCGCGAGTCGATCGATGATCTCGCGGCGGTGAGTGCCAATAACATCATCACCTTCATCGCGCAGACAGCGGATTCGAATCCGCTGAATGCCAGCTATGATCCGGCAACCGGATTGTTTACCGGCGGTGATGCGCAGCATCGCGACCAGCCGGATCTATTGCGCTATGGCAGGCTTGGCGCGCATGCGGCAGGGCGTGCTGCGATCGCCCAGGGCTTGAGCGATTCCATTCCCGCGACTGCGCTCCCGGCAACAGGCTTGCCGGCAAAGGGCGGACCGCAAATCGCCCATGTGTACCGGGCCTCCAACACGAGCCTGATCCTGACGATCACGCATGATGCTGGCAATGATTTGGCTGTGCCGTTGCAGGCGGCGAACGGCGTTGGGTTCACGGTCATGGATGGCGGCAGTGTCGCCGCACCCGGCACGCTCATCAACGCAGTGGCGGCGGCGCGGATTGATGCGACCCATATCGGCCTCACGCTGGCATCGCCGATCAGCAATCCGTCGGCGGATGTTCTGCTGTTCTACCCTTACGGCAGCACCCAGATCGGCCGCGGCGATGCGGTGACTGATAACTTATCGCTTCTTGCCCCGCCACCGAATTGGGACATCGGCAATGATCTCGGTGCTGCGTGGTGGGTGAATATGCCTTTGCAAACCACAGCCTATCCGCTGGTGCTTTCCGATATTGCCGGCTGAGGGAGACGATTGATGGACCCAGTATCCGAACTATCCGCCTTGCGCGGCGATTTGATGATGATCCGTCAGGATCTCGGCGTGCTCGATGCCCGCGCCGATGCGCTGGAAAATTGGCGCGAACGCTATCTAACCCAGGACGATTAAGTGGTGGGAAAATTATTTACCAAGGTTGATGAGCTGGTTGCGGGTTTAAGCGGCATGCGCGCGGACCTTGCCCGCATGCGCGGCGAGCGCGATGCCGAAGGCCGGATCACCATCGCGATCATCGGTTTGCTCTCGGCATTAAGCGGCGGTTTGGCTACTAATTTTTTTCACTGGCCCGGCCATTAGCGATGGATAATTTTGCAAACTGCCTTGCCTTCACCCTGGGGGCCGAGGGCGGCTATTCGAACAATCCGGGTGATCCCGGCAACTGGACCGGCGGCGCGGTTGGCCAAGGGCAATTGCGCGGCACCAAATACGGCATCAGTGCCAGCGCCTATCCCGCTTTGGATATCGCGAACCTGACCCAGGCGCAGGCGGAAGAGATTTACCGCCGTGATTATTGGGTGGCGTTGCATGGCGATGAATTGCCATTGCCCATCGCGCTCGTGGCGTTTGATGCGGCGGTGAATGCGGGGCCGCGGCGCGCGGTGGTTTGGCTGCAACAAGCTTGCGGTCAGCCGGCCGATGGCGTGCTCGGCCCGGCGACATTTGCGGCATTGACCCAAGCTGACCCGGCTGCGATTGCGCGCGAGGCGCTTGTCCGCCGGCTGGAATTTTCAACCCATCTCGCGAGCTGGCCAAATTTTGGCCTGGGCTGGTCGCGCCGGATCATCGCACTTGCCGGAAAGCTCGGCCCATGAAGAATTTTCTCGCTGCCCTGCTGAGCGACGGCCACGGCCAGACGGACGAGCAGGCGCTGATTTCCGTTTGCGGTGCCTTGGTCTTTTTCGGATTGGAGATTTATTCCGTCGCCTGGCACGGACAGAATTTTGACCCGTTCGGTTTCGGCGCCGGCATCGGCGCACTCCTCGGTGCCACCTCCGCCGGATTTGGCCTGCGGGCCCGCTGGACGCCGCAGGCGCCGGATTTTTCCGACAGCAATTCAGATATCGACCCGGTGACGGGACGTTTCATGGGAGGACCCAATGCCCGCATTCCTGACTAAAATTTTGCTCCCTTTGGCGCCCTATCTGGCGGCGGGATTTTTCCTGATCGCCGGTACGGCCTATGTTCTTCACTTGCAGCATGCGGTGCAAACGCAAGCCGCCGCCAATGCGGCGCTGCTGCAGACCAACCAGGCGAACGCGGCCGAGATTGCCGCTTATCAGGTGCAAAGCGTGAAATGGAACGCCGCCCTTGCGACGTTGGATGCGCAAACCTTGGATCGCGCGCATGCAATGGCGGATGTTTATCAGCGGATTGACGCGGCACCCGCCGCCGCGGACGCGCCGGTCGCGCCCGTGCTCGCGCAGGCACTCGCCGATATCGCCAAGCTGCAAGCGGGTGCGAAATGA